TTGGGTACTGCCCCACAGGTGTGCCGCCCTTTTTGCCACTGGATTTTGGGTACTGCCCCACAGGTGTGCCGCCCTTTTTGCCACTGGATTTTGGGTACTTCCCCACAGGTGTGCGGGGGATGACCAGCGTCAGCAGGCGGGCGGCCAACTCCTTTGACACCTCCGTGCAGAAACGGTCCATGTCCATGCTCTGGAGCGTGGCCAGACTGTCACGGAGGCGCTGGAGCTGCTTATAATCGCAGTTTCCCCAGTTCATCAGGCCCACTCCTTGAAAAGCTCCAGCGGCACCTCTTGGTGGCAGCTATACACTGCGCTCTTGCCGCTCCGTTCATAGTCACGGGTCATGCCGTTCTGGGTCACTGTGATTTTAGACCCCTCCGGGATGTCCACGGAGGGGTCAATGTAGAGCACCACGCTTTGGGCCACCTGGGCGGCCTCCTCGTTGGGCTCTGTACTCACCACAGACTTGTGGGAAATGCGGCAGCGGATGTCTGCCGCCAGGATGCGCTCCTGGGGCTCCGTGCGGCCATTGGCGGGGTTGAGCACCCCGTCCAGCACGGTGATGGTCGCTTTGCCCACCCAGAGGCTCTGCACGGCCTTTTTGTGGGCGGGGCTCCCCACTACCATCTCATCCTCCGAAAAGCCGCCAGCGTACTCTCAGGCGGGCGCATGAGCCCTGCAAGCAGGGCATCAAAGCGGGCCTCAGCGCTGCTGGCTCCATCACTGGCTCCAGCAAAGGTGATGGCCACATCACCCTCCGTGATGCTCTTGGCCGGGGCAGAGAAGTCAAAGCCCTCCAGCCCGTCCAGACCACCGGCGGCTTTCTTATCATAGAGGAATTGCCCGGCCACCATATCCACATGGACATAGAAAAGGCCATCCGGCAGCACCCTTTGATTGATGTCTGCCAGGATGTCCTTTTCACACTTGTCTATGAGGAAATTGAGGCCGGTTTCGTCATTGTCCGTGACGGTGTAGCCCAGCATGGCCAGCCGGGACACCACGGCCTCATACACGGTCATGGTTTAGCCTCTGGACTTGATGCGGGCGATGGGGATAACCTTGTGGTTGATGTAGGAGCGCTGGCTCTCAGTGGCCTCACCAGAGTGGACCAGAGCCCAGTTTGCACCATCGGACAGCTCCGCATCCGTGGGGGAGAGGGTGGTCTGGCTGGTCTTTTCGTAGGAGATGCCCTTGGGGGCAAACACCTTGCGCTGGCGGGTGTAGAGGGTGTCCTGGCCACCGTTCTTGGCGGGGTCACGGGACATCTCATAGGGCACCTTAGCACCCAGGTCCTCAAAGTTGATGGAGCCCTCACCCAGGACATAGCTGGTGTATTCCTCACCGGCAGGGACATCCACCTCATAATAGGTGGCGATGTTGTCCACGCTGGGGGAGGCCACAGCGTTGTACTTGGTGCCGCTCTTGGTGTAGTAGGTCTTGCCGGTCACCAGGGCGGTGTCAGAGGTCAGCTTATAGGTGGCGGCAACAGCCTCAACAGGCATCCCGTCATCCACAATGACCAGCTTGCCGTTCCAGGTGTAGAGGGTCAGATCACGGGTCACACCGTCCTTGTCGGTGTACTTGAGAGCGGTGAGCAGGTTGAGGTTTTCCAGGTTGGTGGCCGGAACAGAGTGCATGAAAATCATGGCAAACTTTTTCTTGTGGTCACCGCAGGCCTGGGCAGTGGCGCTGTTGAGGGTGGAGGCCTCCAGGTTGCCGTTGACAGAGTAGGTGTGCTTGGTGACAAACTCACCGCTCTTGCCGCCGGTCATGGAGAAAACGCCCTTGAGGACCGCCAGGATGGTGTCCTGGTCAATGTCCTGCCAGTAGTCCGCCACCTGCTGGGCCACATTGTTCATAAAGTCCACGCCGCCGGTGATGTCAAAGGAGAAGTCCTTTTCCACCCACGCCTTGGCACGGCCAATGACCACCACACCCTGCTCAAAGGTCTTGGTGGAGGTGGCGGTGATGTCAGTCTGGCCGTCATAGTTCACGGCCTCACCGTCCAGCAGGCCACGCACGGCCACACGGGCATAGCCGGTGCCGTTCTGGGTGCCCAGCACCGCACGGATGTCCGGGTTGCCCACCAGGACCTTGGACTTGCGGATTTCGTTGAGGCGGGTGCGGGGGATGCGGTCCATGATGTACTTGAAAGCCTCAGGGTTGAAAGATTTTGCGTCAAACTTAGCGTTAGGCATAATTCAATACTTCCTTTCTTGAAATGATTGTGTTGTTGGGGTTATTCCAGCTTTGCGTCAGGGTTTTTGGCCATGTACTCGGTCAGCTCGGAGTAGGACATCTCAGACAGCTTTTTGGTGCTGCCGGGCTTGCCCCCGTCCCCGTTCTCGCCGGGTTTCCAGCCGCTATACTTGGGCGCATCTCCAAACATAAAGTCAGTAGCAGCGTCCTTTTTCATCGCCTCGACCTTGGCCCCCAGGGTGACGGTTTCGCCGTTCTCCTTAGAGGTGACCTTGCCATCCACCACCTTGGCATCCTTGAGGAAGTCCGCCAGCATCGCACGGACGGCGATGTTGTTCTTGGACCCGGCAGCGGTGAGCTCCGCATCCACCGCAGCAGTCAGCTTGACCGTGGCCAGCTCCTTGTCATAGGCGGCTTTCTGGTCCTTGTTCTGCTGGGTGAGCGTGTCGATCTGCTTTTGCAGTTCGGCATTGTCACCGGCGGACTTTTTCAGCTCGGAGAGCTGAGTGTCACGGGTCTTGATACCCTCACGGAGCTGCTTGACCTCGGTTTCCAGCTCTGTGACCTTGGCAGTCTTTGTGTTGAAGTCGGTGCGGGCCACAAAGCCCTTGCCGATCTCCTGAGAAACTGCCGTGTCAATTTCGGGGGTGTACGCATCCCCCAATACGGTTTTCAGCCATTCCAACATGATTGTTACCTCCTTGCATGTCTGCTGTCCTTTTTATCCGGCCAGTCCCGGTGTTGCAGTGCCCATCTTGTAGTCCGCCGGGCCAGCGGTATTTGGGTATGAAAAAAGCACCGTGCATTTTCAGCACGATGCTTTTAACATCAAAAGGGGTTATTCCTCGGAGCTCTCCAGATCAGCGTGGTAGGGACACTTGAGGCACCGCTCACGCTGCTCCTCACTCCATGTGATGCCATTGGGCAGAATAGAGGGGTTGAGCAGGCGGTCTGCGACATCGCAGATGACCATGCAGTCTGTGCCGTTGACTTGGGCGGCCTTTACTGGGCAATACACTGTTTTCACTCAAACACCTCCATGATTTCCTTTGTCTTGGGGTCAAAGTCGCTTTTGGAAAAAGCGGTGTTGATTTTCCCGCTTTCGTCATCCATATAGGCGGCACCCTCAAAAGAGTAGTAATTGGTGTGGTAGCCATCCCAGCGCTTGCGGGTGATGGAGCACTTAGCCTGCCGGATGTAGCCCTTGGCATCTTCCAGCGTGCAGCCGTGATGCGTGCCGTGGGCATCCTTGAAAACCAGCTCATCAACCTCAATGGGCTTGGCGGGCACCCGGACAGAACCGGGCACGCCGGTTGCCTTTACGGCCTCATAGGCCTTGTAGTCAGCCTTGGAGGCCTCCGGCACACGGCCCTTATAGGAATAGAGCCCGGCCAGGTCTTTGTATTCGGTAGCGTGGTCATATTTCAAGGCTCGGAAGTCCTTGAAATAGCGGGGCGCATCCGCACCCAGGCGCTCCCTGTACTTTTCAAACTGGGCTCTGTCAGTAGTTTCATTATAACTGATTTTCCGCATCTTATCAACAGTTCCTTGACCGTGGAGGGCATCCTGCTGGGCTTTCCATTGGTCATAGGTCATGTTGCCCGGCACCTTGAAGCGCTCACCCGTCACAGCATCACGGGCATAGCGTTCACCCATGCCGTCCATGTCCTCAAAGTAGGGGCAGGTGCAGCACCGGCACCACGGATGAAACGGTGGAGCGGTGAGCCCCACCTGGTACTCTGACATCTTGAAAACCTTGCCGTCCATGTCGGCACACAAGCTGCAAGTGTCCTTGTCAAAGGAGGCCACGATTTTGTAGCGCTCCACATCCAGGGCCTTGTAGCAGTCCTTTTGCCCGGCGCTGGAGAAAAAGGCGCTTTCCGTCATCACCAGGCGGCCAGCCTTTGCCCTGGACACATCAAACTGTTTGGAGATGGCAGAAATGGCACGGTCCGGGGCCTCACCCCGGATGACCATTTGCGTGAGCTGGGTGTTGACGCTGTTCACAAGGCTCTGCTTGTTGGTCCAGCACCGATCACGGAAAGTCTGGTTGTCCGTGGTCCAGGGGCGGGAGAGCACCTTGGTGATGGTTTCCTCATTGATGGCCTGCATGGTCCAGCCCACGCCCAGCCCCTTTTGCAGTTCAAAGGCCGTGTGATAGTAGCTGCCCTCATACATCTTGCGGGCGGCGGCATCCACATAATCCAGTTGGTTGGAGTATAGGACCTCTGCCTGCTGCTGGAGCTGGAGCTTTAGAGCCTCCAGCCGGGAGATGTGCACCCTGGCGCTGGCGTTCTCAAGCTGTTTCATCCAGGCACCATCAATGGCGTTTTGCTCACCATGGGCGATGTACTCAGCCACGGTCCAGTGAAACTCCTTGAGCTCCTTGGAATTGAGCAGCCGCTTGGCCTCTGCCAGGTCAATCTCATTGTTGGTGGCAAAGCGCTGATACCAGCGGGCCATCTGCCGCTCAATCTCAGCTTGGGCGGCGGCAAACTGCTTTTCAAGGTTTTCCACATAGGAGTAGGACTGGTCCAGCAGCGCATCCTCCATGTTTTTCATGCGCTGGGCCCAGTAGGCGGCGTTAGTCTGTCTTGCCATCGCCACCACCCTCATTGTTTACCGGCGGCTGGTTGCGGTTGGCCAGAAAAGCGGCCTGGTAGGGGTCAGCCTGCATGGCCTCCTCTTTCTCATCCTTGATGCGCTGGAGCTCTTGCTCAGGGTCAGTGACCCAGGGGTGCATCTTGACGATGGTTTCATCAGAGAGGATGCCCACGGAGTTCTTGCAGTTGTTGATAGCCTCCGTTTCGTTGATGAGCACATCCCGGTCAAAGATGACTGTGACATCCTCACCCTCAAAGCTCCTGCCGCCGGTGTTGGCCAGGTGTTTGTTGATAAACCAAAGCAGCTCCTCCATGCTGGCCTGAAACTCCATTTCAATGCCGTTGGCATCCAGGTCAATGTCAGAGTACATGCTCTGAATGTTCATTTGGTTTGGGTCACCGCTCATGCGGTCATCTTTGGCATCATAACCTCTGGCGTTCTCAATGATGGCATCCTTGAGCAGGGCCAGCAGGGTCTTGTAGTTTTCAGCGTTGACGGAGATTTCCAAAGTGTCCACGCCGCCCTCAGCTCCCTCATAGGACCGCACCTTGATGGCACCATAGGTGGCCAGGTTTCGGCGGAATGTGCCCAGGTCCTCACCGTCATAGTTCTTGATGACCAGGATGGTGGTGTGGATGTCCTCCTCCATCTGGTTGGCAAAGTTGCTCAGGATGTTGTTGTAGGCATCCTGGAGGCACTTGACCTTGGAGAGGAGTGGGATTTCATGGTGGGAGCTCTTAAAGCACACCAACGGGATGCGCTCCCAGTTGTAGCCCTCCACTTTGCCGGTTTCATCGTCCTGCCGGGTGATGATATAGGGGCCGGAGTAGGCAAAGCTGTCCGGCTCCAGCACGCCGTCATCCGTGCGGATGAAACAGTCCACACCACCGCCGTGCATGACCTCCACCTTGACCACATCCTTGGCATGTTCGGCCTCATCGTATTCCTGCACCACATAGACATGGACAGCAGCGTCCAGGACGGTGTGGTCAGCGTCCGCCCAGAATGGCAGGACCTCATCAGCAGGAAAGCGCCGGAAAGCCAGCTCCCCGTTTTCGTAGTAGGGATAGAGCCAGGACTTGCCGCCAATCCATGCACCCTCACCAACATTGTGCATAGTACGCAGAAAACGGGCCCCGAACAGAGCCCCCAGGGCCTTGGCATACTCCTTGTTTTCGGTGTCAAAGGACAGCGGACGGCCAAAGGAGTAGTTGGTCTTTTGGTCCACCATCTTGGAATAGAGGTTGTTGACCAGCCGGTTGTTGGGCAAGTTCTTGAGCACAATGGGCTTGCCGTCCTCATCCAGCGCCAGGCGTTCCCGGTGGGTCACATCCTGGTAGCCGTCATAGTAGGCCTCACCCTCAAGCTGCTTTTTGCGCTCCGGGCTGGTGAGCCATGCGGTGATTTCAAGCTCCAGAAAGCGCTTGTCCGTCATGCCCCGTTTGAAATTGGTGGCCACACGGCCATTGCAGTCATCCCTCAGATTGAGTGTCACCATTGGTTTCTCACCTCACTTAAAGCTAATCAGATCAGGCGCATAGACACGGTGCACGAAGTAGCGCACATCGTCCATGCTATGGTCATTTTCTTTGATGGGACGGTCCATCTGGGCCTTTTCATCCCAGCGATACATCCCAAACTCACGGATGCAGTCCGTGCAGCAGTCGCAGAAAAAGATGTCACCGCTCTGGAGCCGGGTGGCCACATTGCGGATGCCGTCCAGCACAGAGTTGGAGGCCTTTTCTACACGGTAGCGGTCATGGCGGCGGATGACCTCAATGAAAGAGGCCGCCGATGGGTCCACGATGATGGCGGACACATGCAGGCCGTCAGCCAGGCGCTCCAGCTCCGTGTAGTGCTCCTCATCGGTGCGCTGGCGGCCCTCCTTGCGGCTGTCATAGTAATACTCCCGCATCCTGTACCACTTGCCGCCAGCCTTGCCCCAGAGGCCAATGCTGGTGGGGTTGATGGTGCCGTAGTCGCAGGACATCACATACTTTTCATAGGGCCTGGGGACGCTGGGCACAACATGAAAGTCCTTGTTGAACATCGTGTAAATAAGCCCCTCCGCCACCACCCACAGGCCCCGTATAAAGCGATCATAGAAAACGCCGGAGTAAAGGCTCTCATACCTTGCCTTGACTGCGGCGGAGAGGCTGAGGTTGTCATCCATGGTGAAATGCAGGTGCAGCATTTTCCGCTTGCTGGCCTCCAGCACCCACTTGGTATAAAACCAATGGCTGGGGCCCTCCGGGTTGCAGTTAAACCACAGCTTGGCCCCCTCAACAGAGCAGCGGGCCGTGGCCTGGTTGACAAAGCTCTCCGGCATCAGGGCCACCTCATCCAGCAGGATGCCTGCCAGTGTGATGCCCTGGATGAGTGCGGCGCTGCTTTCGTCCTTGCCGCCGAACAGGTAAAAGCTGTTACTCTTGCCGTTGGCGCTCACCACGATCTTGTTTTCAGTGCGGTGCTCCTTGAAAGAGAAAACGCCCGCCAGCCAGACGGGCAGATTGCTTGTCACATTGCGGCGCAGGCTCTCAATAGTCTTGCCGCAGATGGCAAAATTGCAGCCGTCAAAGCGGGTCATGGCCCACATGATAAAGCCCACCGTCATGGCCACTGTCTTGCCGGAGCGGATGGAGCCGTCACAGATGATGCCGTCATAGACCTCAAAGCCGGGTCTATTCCACCAGGTCATGGCCAGGTTTTGCCGGGTGCTCAATCTCTGGTATTTCATCTGTGCCTATCTCCTCTCTGGTGCTTTGGTCAATGACCTCAAAGATGTTATTCTCTGGGGCCTCGCTGCCACCGTTCTTGCTGTCGAACATGCCCAGGTGCTTGGCCAGCAGCTCCAGGGCCTTGACCTTATCGTGCACCTTGACCTCCGTGCCATATTGCCCCTCCTTGATGGAGGCAATGGCCTTGCGCTTTTCCTCCGGCAGCTCAGAGGTGGGGGTGATGCGGACAATGCCATTTTGGTTGACGGTGGCGAAGTCAGCACCGTTGGCAAAGGCGATTGCAGCCAGCTCCTCAAGCACTTTTTCCTGGGTGATTTCCACCCGCTTTTGACGCTTGGCCTGCTGCTTTTGGATTTCGGCAGAAACTTGAGTTTTATTGAGTAGTTCCACGGCTATCCGGGAGGCGCTTTTTTCGCTATATCCGGCACGCTTGGCAGCCGCCGTGGCATTGAGGTCCACAAGGTATTCCTGCACAAATCGCTTTTGCTTTTCAGTCAGCTTTGCCATCTCACCACCCCATCACATAGTAAAAGCCGCCCTCATCGGACGGCTCTAAAAAATCGTTAGAATGAAACAGCGGCAAGGGTCTGGGTTTCATTATCCGTCACCTTGCCGCTGTTCAACCAAGGAGGTATTGCATCATCTTGAGGCACTACCCGCAGGATATAGTGTACCACAGAAACACCGAACAGAACGAACAAGTTACAGTTGGACCTCTGTGCCGTCATCTGTTTCCGGCTCCGTGGCCTTGATGTACCTGTTGCACATCATCCGCACGCCGTCAGCAGTGTTACTCCCGCCGATACATGCGGCCACCTGCTGCCACGGCAGTCCATTCACAAAGCGATATGTGAAAACCTGCCGGAGGAGGCTGTCCTCAATGGTGGTGATGTACCTCTCCAAACGGTTGCGCTCATAGATGCGCTGCTGGAGTTTGGCCTCAATGATGCCCTTGAGGTCCACGATCTCCGCCGCATAGCGGCCAACACGGTCCCCCACGCCGGAGCTCCTGGGCATCCCGGACAGATCTGACGAACAGGACACCGCCCTGGCCTCCAGCTCAAGGAGGCGCTTTTTGTCCATCTCGATCTCCCGGTTGAGGTAGTAAAGCTGGGACAGTTCTTTCAAAGTCACAAATCAGCACCATCCTCTCCACGCCACACGGGTTTGCAGTTGCCCTCGCCAAAAGCACACTTGACGGCGCACACCTTGCAGGCATCGCCGCCAGCCATGACAAAATGCAGGTCCGCAATGGCTTGGCGCAGCTTGGAATTAAGCGCCTCAGCGTCCCGCTTGGCCTTATCGGCACGGGCATAGGCCTCCGCCACCTTGGCGGTGCACTCCTCAGAGGAAACGCACTGTTTCCTCATCTGCTCCAGCGTCAGCCGGTCAGCCTCATGCTGGATGGTCAACCGGGCATTTTCCCGGATGAGCTCATCGCAATAAACCTGGTCACCATTCAAAATCACAGTAGGGTTGCTCATTTTGCGCTCTCCTTTACTCGCTTAATTCTGGCCTTGAGTGCGGACATGACGGCCTCATGGGTGTCCTGGCGATCTCGCACCGTAGCCATGACATCCTCATCCTGGCAGCCCTGCACTACAAGATAGTGGACGAAAACCTTGTCATAGGGGGAGCCCTGCCGGTATAAGCGGCAGTTTCCCTGGTCATTCAGCTCAAAGGACCAGTTGAGGCCGTACCACACCACATGCTGGCCGCCTGCCTGGAGGTTGAGGCCGTAGGCACAGGAGGCCGGATGCACCAGCAGCACATCAACCTCTCCGTTGTTCCAGGCCTCCTCATCCTCCACGGTTTTGTAGACCCTCACCCGGAGGTCCTTGCGGTGCTTTTTCAGCGCCTCCAGGATGCGGTCACGGTCATGCTGGTAGCCGTAGAAAGTCAGGCAGTGCTCTCCGTTCAACTGCTCCAGCAGCTCCAGATAGGCCTCCAGCTTGCAGTCATGGACCGGCACGATGTGGCCATCATTGCTATACACAGCGCCGTTGCACATTTGCAGGAGTTTTCCCACAAGAACGGCAGCAGAGGCGGCGGTGATGACATCCTCGTCCACCTCCAGCAGCAGGTCACGCTCAAACTGGTCATAGGCCCGGCGGGCTTTGGCATCCAGCAGCACCGGCACCTCATGCTGGATGAAGTCCGGCAGCTCCAGGTAGTCCTCCGCTTTCATGGAGATGCAGATGTCAGAAATGGCGTTCAGCACGGCGCTCTCCGCACCGTCTTTGGCCTTGTAGGAAAAAATCTGTGTGCGGCTCCGCTGGTCAGGGTCAAAATAACGCTCACGGTAGGCGCTCAGGGATTGCCCCAGGCGCTCTCCGCAGTCCAGCAGGTAAACTTGTGCCCACAGGTCAATGAGGCCCTTAGAGGACGGCGTGCCGGTCAGCAGGACCATCCGCTTGATGAAACGCCGCACCCGCCTCATGGCTTTCCAGCGCTTGCTCTGGCTGTTCTTAAAGCTGGTGCTCTCATCAAGCACCACCATGTCAAAGGGCCAGGCCTGTTTGTAGTAGTCCACCAGCCACTCCACATTTTCCCGGTTGATGACATAGATGTCCGCCGGAGTGTTGAGGGCCTTGATGCGCTTGGCGGCGCTGCCCAGCACCACAGAGGTGCGGAGGTGCTGGAGGTGGTCCCACTTGGCGGCCTCCTTGCTCCAGGTGGCCTCTGCCACCTTTTTGGGAGCCACTACCAGGACCTTTTGCACCTGCCAGCGAAAATACTTGAGAATATTGACCGCTGACAGAGTGATGACCGTTTTTCCAAGGCCGGGACGGAGAAACAGCCCAACGGCAGGGTCCTCAACTACACGCTGGATGCAATAGGCCTGGTAGTCATGCGGCACATATTTCATGCGGGGAAAACCTCCCTCAAAAAGTCCTTTACTGCGTCCATCCCAAACAGCACCCGGCAGTCCACCCCCCGTTTCTCCATCTCACTCCGCTGCCATTTCTGGACTTTGGCCAGCCTGCCCACCTCCGTTTTCAGTTCAACAAAGATGGTCTTGCCGGTGGGGGTGATTATCAGTCGATCAGGCACGCCGGGATTTCCGGGTGACACAAACTTATAGCAGAGGCCACCGTGCTCTTTCACCTTGCGAACAAGGTAGCTCTCAATATAGCTTTCTTTCATGGATTTCCTCCTTTTGGAACAGTGGAACATTCGCGCGTGTATGTAGCGCAAACAGGCGGTTTAGAGAGTTTTATTTTTCTCTATTCTCTCTAAATCCTCTCTTTTACCCTAATATAGAAAATGAATGTTCCAATGTTCCACTTAGCCTAAAAGCCTTGCGGCGCAAGGGTTTTGCCCGGAACATTTGCCGGAACATTGCCCGGAACATGTTCCACCTGCCCGGAACATTGGAACATCTGAAAATCTCAAATGTTCCGGGCAATGTTCCGGGTCAAAGCCGCACCTTTTGAAAGCCCCGTTGCTTGCCGCAGTAGCCAAAGCGCAGGGAGCCTCTGGCCCTTTCCCACAAGGCGCTGGCCTCAATGATGCTGTTGATTTCTGCCGTGTCACTGTACCTCATATCCCGCTGCTTGCCGTCCAGAGCCTCACACCAGACCTCCAGAGCACACACACGGTCACGGGGCACCAGCTTGACATCTCCCTGCACAGCGCCGCCCCAGAACATCCGGCGGCGGTCAAGCGGCCAGTTCTGCCAGTCCTCCGGCACCGGGCGCTCCAGAAAGTCCAGGATGATGCCCTCACGGGTGTTGACCTCACGGTGGGCCTCCTGGGCCTCCTTAGCGGCGGCCTCAATTTCCCCTTTGAGGAAAAGCGGCTCTCCCGTCTGCCAGCGGACCATGGCCTCAGCCCAGAGCTGGTCAATTTCTCCGGGCAGATCAGTCCAGACGCTTTTGGCCGCCGGGGCCAGGCCCACATCCACCGGCCAGAAACGCCGGTTGCCGGTGCGGTCCCGCAGGTAGTCAGAGGTGTTGGTGGTGCCGAAGAACACACAGCACCGGGGCAGCTCCTTGACATGGCGGCCATAGGCCGCACGGAAACGGTCAGAGCGCAGGGAGAGAAACTGCTTGATGCACGCCACATCTGTCTTGCGGAAAGCGTCCAGCTCACCGATCTCCACCAGCCAGACCCCCTGCAAAAGTTCAGAGGCCTCCTTGCCCTCAAAGGTGCGGATGCTGTCATTAAACCAGCCCCGGCTCATCTTATCCAGCAGGGTGCTCTTGCCAATGCCCTGGGGCCCGGCCAGGATGAGCATGTTGTCATACTTGCTGCCGGGCACCATGGCACGGGTGACGGCGGCGGTGAAAGCCTTGCGGGTCACCGCTCTGGTATAGGGGCTGTCCTCCGCCCCCAGGTAGTCAATGAAAAGGGTGTCCAAGCGGGGCACGCCGTCCCACTTGAGGCTCTGGAGGTAGTCCTGGACCTCGTTGAAAGCGTGCTGTGTGGTGTGGAGGGAGAGGGCCCCGTCAATCTTGCCGTTGCCGGTGATGTGGTGGACTTTTTCCATGTACCAGTAGAGGCCATTGTTGTCATTGTCATCCCAAAGGCGGCGTTTGGTGGAAGCGTTCCAGGGGAGCGCATCCAGCACCTCACCACGGCCCGCAAACTGGTTGAGGGCAAACTTGCCCTTGAGCAACGGGTCATTCTCAAGAATAATCCAGACATTATCAATGGTAGCCTTGGGGAGGCCGGTCTGGCTGTTGATCTCCAGCCGGTCCATCCAGTTGGCGGGCTCTGCATCGTTGGTGGCCTCCACGCCCTCGAAGTCCTTGACGGCCTCCTGGTAGCGCTCCTGGCTCATCAGGGCGGACACATCGAGGTCTTGCGTGGCCAGTTCGCACATGGCACGGTAGGAGGGCAGGCGGTTGGTGGGAGTGCCCGGCTGGGCCTCATCGTCCTTGTCACCAAAGCGATGCAGGCGCACCAGGTCAAAGGCGTTCACCAGCTTGCCGCTGCACGGGTCAGTGGCGTGGTGGGAGTAGAGAAACTTGCCGCTGTCATAGATGACAGCGCCGCCGGTTGTGGAGCCGCCCAGGTAGGTGTAGCGGCCCGGCATACTCTCCACCGGCTCATACATGCCGGGGATGAGCTCATCCATGGCACGGTAGATGTCATAGGTGCGGCAGAAAGCGCCCACAACACCGTTTTTGGCCTCCGGGTCACCCTGCTTGACTGCCAGCTTAGTGGGCAAGTTTTGGGCGCCGGGCACCTGGGGCCAGAGGGTACAGTCACGCCAGTCCTCATACTGGCCCAGCAGGCCCTTGACGGACAGCAGGGGCTTGTCTTTCCACACATAGATGTATTGGCTGTCTGAGCAGCAGCTTGGCCAGTACATCAAACGGGACACCTCAAAAGTGGTGGGGTCACAGAGCTCCAGGCCTATGTACTCCGCCATCTTGCGGGCGATGGGCTCATATTCATCCGCTGAGGCCGTGCGGTCCAGCGGCAGCAGAACACGCAGGCGGGGTGCCGCCGGGCTGTGCTTACGGGTGGAATAGATGCAATAGCCGCAGCTCAGCCCCTCAACACGGCGCAGGACATCCTCCGTGCCGCCCGGTGGGATGTTGTCCAGGTCCAGCGTGATGACATCACGCCCGGTCACATTGTTGGCCTTTCGGCGGGGGCCTGACAGTGTGCCTGCCATAAAGCCGCCCACATCCTTGAGGTCATCCTGCTGGGCCTTTTTCATATTCAGATATTCTGCCAGGGGCTCAGTGCCTCTGGCGGGGGTCTGGAGCTTTGCCCACAGCTCAGAAATGAGCAGGGTTTGCGCCTGCCAGACCATGGCCCTCCGGCTGCTACCGGCGGAGATGGTTATTTTGCGGTCAAATTGCATGGGTCACACCTCACGGTTTCGGATGTATCAGGGATTGAGAAATGCGGTTGTCAAGCCGCTGGAGCTTGACGGTGCGCTGCTGGGTCACCTCATCACGGATGCTGAACATGAGCTTGAGCTGTTCCAGCATGATCTCAACATCAGCGATCTCCTCAGCGATGTGGGCGGCGTTGTCCTGGCCACGGAGGTTTTTGGAGAGCTCCTTGGTGAGCTCTGCCATCTCCTCCATGCAGACCGTGCACTGGCTGGTCTTGCCATAGACATTCACCGCAAGCTGGCAGATTGCCGTTTCGCATTTGGTCATCTAAAAAACCTCCCTGTCTTGCGGTCCCGGAGCTCAATGCGGGCCGCCAGTTCAAAGCCGCTTTCCGCAATGATAAACTTGAGGACCTTGATGAGAGTGTTGACCTTGGCATCCAGCGCCTCATGCCCCTCTGCGGACACTTTCTTGATGGCGTTGTATGCCGTTGGGTCTGCGTAGCCCTCAGCGTTTTCCCAGGGTTTTGGGCTCATTGGCCAGCACCTCCTTTTGCCATTGTTCGACATCTGCACCCAGCTCTTTGAGCTTGAGCCGTTCCGGGTACAGGTCATCCATTTCATAAAATTCACGCATCCGGCGGTGCTCTGCGGCCATCGCCAGATAGAAGTCATGGAGCCGCTTGACCCCAAAGCCCAGGTGCCGGTGCAGTGTCCAGAGCACCATGCAGTCCACATCCAGAGCCAGCAAGTCATCTTTCTCAAGGCATTGCTGGTTGATTTCGTGCATCATGGCCATCTGCATCTCCGGGGTCATTATGGACTTGCCCAGAGCGGAGAGCTTGATGCTGAGTGTGGGGTCTTTGGGCACCTGCACACCTTGGCGTTGCAGGTTTCGCCGCTCTTTTCTGTTCATCGCTTTGTGCCCCTCCGGCAGCGCCCGGCGTTCTCATTGGGCTGCCAGTCCTCAACCACAAGGACCGGCTGGCCGGGGCCTTTGTCACAGATGAAGTCACCCTCACCAATGTACTGGCAGCAGTCACACATGCCGGGGTCGCACATTCGGGGCTTTTCACTCCTGGGTCTGGGTTTCCGCTTTTTCATAGGGGCAGCTCCTTTCTGTCACGATTTCACCGGCGCAGGCCGCATAGCCCGCCAGATCAATAAAGCTGTCGGGGCTGGAGCCGGTGGCGATGCGGGCCACCTTGAGCAGAGCCAGCATAGTGCCGGCATCCTTGGCCGTGATGCCATTGATGGGCATGACCTTGGCAAACTCCGGGTGCGCTGCTCTGAGGTAGACACCCCAGAGCAGGCCGATGGTTTCAAAGTTATTCTCCGGCGTGCCATAGTCCTGCTCACGCTCACCGCAGACACAGCGGCGGGCGGCCTCCAAAATCTCAGAGCGTTTCATGGGCGGCCTCCTCAATGTCATCAAAGATGACCGGCACTTGAGAGCGCATCTGGTGGAGCAGCGGGATGGCCACCTCACGCATCTGCGGGTGCGCCGCCGGTGCGGTCCGCAGCTTGAAGAAATGCCGCCATTCCCGCAGGTTGGCCGTCATCACCACCTCGGTCTTGAGGCAAGTGGGCAGGACGGCACGGGCCTCTTGCGGAGTGCAGCCCCAGTCCAGCAGCTCAAAATATGACTTTTCAGCCATCCTGCAAGCCACTTTCCAATACTGCCAGCCCGGTGTGCCCTCCGTCAGGAAAGAGGGGCGGATGACGGTGATTTCACTACCAAAGACATCCTTGGAATAGTTGCAGTAGCGGGTGCTCTCCTGGCAGTAGGAGGCCATGCGGTGCCGGACGATTTCATGGGACACACCCCGATCACACACAAACTTGACCGTGATGTCAAAGTGCTCCAGGACGGCCTCATGGCCACGCTTGATGATGCCCGCCACAAACTTGGCGGCGCTGGTGTCGGTGATTTTGTCCTCAGACTTGTAGCAGACCCGCCCGCACAGCTCAATGTGCTGGAGGATGGCCTGGCCATCCAGCGGGGTGAGGATTTCGGTATAGGGGTTAATGATTTTCATGTGTCACGGTCCTCTCTTGCAAAGCGTTCATCCAGTTCAAACACGCCACGGGGCTGGCCTTTGTAAAAGCCTTTCATGGGGCGCTCTAACTGGGCTTGTAGGTGTTTCAGCTTTTCCCAATACTCCGGGAGATACTGGCGGATGTTTCTGAGCTCCTTGAGGTTTTTGTTGCAACAGCACCAGCAGGAAACACGGTCCAGAATGTCATAGAGCCGGATGGAGCCCTCCAGCCAGAAATATCCGGCGGAGTAGCAATATTGCAGGCAGTCCGCCTCAGTCATGCCAAACTCCGCAAGCGGAAAGAGCTTGTAGGGCTTGCGCTCTTTTTGGAGCCTGGGCGTTTCATCTGCGGCGATGCCCACATAGACCTTTGCGCCCTGGCGCTCTGCATACTGGTCAATGGTCCGCAGCTTGCAGGTGGTGCCCCAGCGGCACAGGCCGCCACACCAGCCATACCCACGCCGCTCACGCCCCTTGACGGGACGCTCCAGCATGTCATAGAGAAAAGGGTTGTCCGGGTATAGTGTTGTGTATTTGATGCCGTGCTGCTGGAATATCGGGAGCATATCATCCCGCAGGTCATAGATGGCTTGAAACTCCATCCCGGTGTCGTAAAAGACCACCTCATCCAGCGGCAGACCACGCTCTATGAGCATGAGCACCATGGCCAGGCTGTCCTTGCCAAAGGAGCACGATGCAATGTATTTCATGTGTGCCTCCCACGCCCCGCCTCCGCAAACAGCGGGGGGGGGGCTGATTATTAAGTAGTCACGGGTCCGGCCCATTGTTCCGCCATTGCGGCGGCTATGCCGGGGAAAGTTTTGGCCCTGTTGATGGGGTCCCGTTCTCTGCGGCCTTGAAAGCGCCGGTAGTTCCCGTGTGCGTCTTTGCATCCTCCATTTACCCATGGGGTGACACCCTCCGTGATGATTTCGGTGGGGACCAGCGGGGGCAGCTCTTTGAGCCACAGGCATGTCCGCTTTGTGTACGGGTGCCCAAACTGCCACGGCTGTATTGCTTGGGTGTAGGGCGGTAGCTCCACGATTTTCAAAGGAGTGGGGTTTTCCACGGCGATCTTTGCACAGTCGGCGCTCAGAAAGCTCATAAAGAAAGCCTTGGCCTCCATTGCTTTGGCGTATCGCTCCGCCACAATCTCACCCTTTACCCTCATGCGGACGGCGCTGGCGTTGGTCAGATAGGTGCACGGCGGGAAAGCAATGAGCATGTCCCACCGCCCCAGTACATAATGTGCGGAGCCGTCACAGGTCTTGAAAAAGCAGTAGCCGTTGAGCAGAGGGAGCACATCTTGCTGGATGTGCCACTTAGGGTGGCCGCCGGAGCATGGGATGAGGTCACAACTGTATGCCTCATGGCCCAGCTTTCGCAAAGCTATGGTGACCGCCTGGCTTTCCTCGCAGGCAACAAGGATTTGCATAAAAGCCTCCCTCAGCCCACCACCGCATTGGTAGCGGGGGGGGCTCGTCAGTTATTTAGTCTTTCTTGAAGAATGTGCCCACCCAGCCATCGGCGTTGAGCGGCAGATCAGCGGCCCACGGGATGGGTTGGCGCATGATGTTGACCACCGTGTCCAGCATAGTGTCCTCATCAGCCCATGGGGTAATGTCAATGACCACCTCATCATGGATGTGGAAAATCACCGGCAGGCCAGCGGCCTCAAGGCGTTCAATGGTGTCCGCCAGACAGTCACGGGCAATGGCCTGGACGCAGTTTTCCACCAGCTTGCCGCCGTAGGTTTCGATGCGTTTCCACCGTTTGGTTTTCTGGTCCATGCCCATGTAGGAGATGGAGGGGTTGCCCCATTGGTTTTCACCAATGCCTGGGCTCACATAGTAGAGCTTGCGGCCAGAGGGGAGTGTGATGGTGAAACAGTCGGTGCCTTGGTTATAGTCAAACTCACGGGACAGGAGGAGGCCGTTGATGCCAACAGAGCCGCCTTGGGTGATGACCTGCACAGCGGCGTTGTCCATCGCATACCACAAATCACGGATGCGCTTGTTGGCCTCTCTCCAGCGGCTCACGATGTCCGGCAGGTCCTCCTCCGGGATGCCCATATCAAGGGCCCCCATGTTGATGAGTGCGCCGGTGCTGCCCTGGTAGCCAAGGGCCAGCTCTGCAACCTTGCCCTTTTGTCGGAGCGCATACTCCGGGTTTCCCTTTTTGATGAGCTCAATGGGCACGCCAAACATCTGGGAGGCAGAGGCCTCATAGATTTTTCCGTGAGTGCGGAAAACCTCAAGCCGCCACTGCTCACCGGCCAGCCAGGAGATGACACGGGCCTCAATGGCGCTGAAATCAGCATCAATGAGGACATGGCCCTCCGGGGCCACAAAGGCCGTGCGGATGAGCTGGCTGAGGGTATCGGGCACGGAGCCATAAACTGCACGCAGCGCATCCAGGTTGCGGCTCCTTACCAGATCACGGGCAAGGTCAAGCGGCTCTGTGTAGGTGCGGGGCAGGTTTTGGACTTGCACCAGCCGCCCGGCCCAGCGCCCGGTCCTGTTGGCACCGTAGAATTGGAGCAGCCCACGGACACGGCCATCCGGGCACACAGCGGCCTCAATGGCGTTGTACTTTTTGGTGGATGTCTTGCCAAGCTCTTGGCGGATTTCCAACATGCGCCGCACCTGCGGGCTGTTGTCATCCTTGCCAAGCAGCCGGGAAACGGTATCTTTTCGCAGGTCCGCCAGCTCCTCACCCATTTCCTCTTGGAGCCATTGGGTGAGCTGGGCCACGCTGTTGGGGTTGTCCAACTTGGAGAGCTCAGTGGCCTCCTGCATCAGATTTTTGCGGACAGTTTCCCCAAGGTAGAGGGCACCCTCCACAAAGTTCATGTCAACGGCCACGCCACGGGCATTGATGATGAGGTCCGTTTCCCATTGCTTTTGCACGAAGTCCGGCACCGGGAAAGCGGAGAGCCGCCGCTCAATCTCCATCTCAGTCACAACATCCTGGCGGCAGTATTCTTTGAACAGCTCCCACTTGTCGGTGTCATGCTGGGGCAGGTTGCGGGTGCGGCCTCCATTGGCTTTTGTAGGGGCGCAGGGGATGCAGAAATAGCGGATGAGCGCCTTGCCGGTGTTCAGCTTGCGCTTGTCCTCAGCAAGCCCCAAGGCCCTGCCAGTGGCATCCAGGCCCGCTGTGTAGCCGCAATAGAGGCCGTGGAACATGGTGCAGCGCCATTGGTCCGGCGGCAGGGTGCCCAAAAACTTGGACAGGCAGCCCCACTCAAAGGGGGCGTTGTATGCGTGCTTGATGTACTCCGGGGAGGTGATGGCCTGGACCAGCCACGGGGGGAGGCGTTCCCCCCGTGCCAGGTCAATGATCTCAACAGGCGCACCATCCACACTGTACGCAAAGAGCAGGATTTCAAAGTCCGGGCTGGAGATGTACTTTTGCGCCCCGGCCTTAGCAATCGGCACGCTTGAATAGGTTTCAAGGTCAATGCTGAGATGGTGCATGATGTCCTCCAATTACATGGGCTGGCCGGTGATGGGATTGATGCCGCCGGTGGTGGCCCAAGGCACCTGAGCGGCAGGGGCAGCGGGGGCCGCAGGCTGGACACCATAGGCACCGGGGGTGGCGGGCATCGCCGCACCATAGGCGGGAGTGGCCGCAGGAGTGCCGCCCAGCCCGGCGAAGTCGGAGGCAGCGGAGGCCTGGCCGCTCAGGGGCTCCCCGTCACGGGTCTTGAGAACATTGCCCAGACCACAGCCAATGCCCTTGTTGCCGCTGTTGGAGTAGCCGAAGAAACGGACGGTGACACGGCCATACATGCCGCTGTAAATGTCCGCCGGGGACAGTTCGCAGTTGATGTTGTCGATGCCCACCACCTGGGGCTTGTTCTTGGTAGAGGCGGTCATCACCCAATGGCCCTTGCACTCATCGCCAAAGGGAACACCGGAGGGCCGCACGCCGTCACCATCGTAGATGGGCACCTTGAGCATGGGCGGGCGGGCACCGTTCCACACCTTGGCCATGGCCTCATTGGCGGCGGCCTGGATGGCAGCGTCAATGTCAGCCTTGGTGGCGGCATCGCTCTTGGGGATGAGCAGGGTGACGGAATACTTGGGCTCACCGCCCTGCTGGGCGGCTCTGGGGGTGGTCAGGTTGGCATAGGAGAGGCGGACCTCACCAGTCAGGACTTTCATGGCATCATTCTGATACATAATCTTTTGATCTCCTTTACAGTTAAATTACACTCTGGTGTTTGCATCAGGCTGGGCCTCAGCCCAGCAGGTTTGAAGTTTCACCCAGCGCTCATGCCGGGCTTTGGTCCGCTTTACGGCAGCGGTCAGCCGGTTGTTTTCTCGGAGCTTTTGGCGGTCCTCTTTGAGGCGGCTTTTCTTGTTGAACACATTGCGCCAGCCGTTCTGATACTCAATACTGGCCTGTTTCCAGGCCTCTTTGCTTTCAATCACGGCGGCATCCAGGTAGAGGGTCATCTGACGGATGGCTCCCTCATTGCTCCACGGGTCCGCCAGGAGCAGCTTGAAAACCTTGCGGATGTTGGAGAGGGGCATGTCCTCCAGCCGGTCAAAATAGATGTCTGCGTGGTAGTCCCCGGTGTTGATGGTGATGAGCTTGGCCGGGTCTGTGTACTGTGTACTGTGTGCAGCTCTCGCAGACCTCCGGGTCACGGATGACCGCCATACTGCGGCAGGCGTGCTTGCAGAAACGGCCCACGGGGTAGCCCTTTTCCTCATCATCCAGCGGGATGGGTGGTTGCCATGGTGCGGAATGGGTGGTTGCCATGGTGCGGAATGGGCACAGGTCTGATACTTACTCATTGGCAGCCACCCCGGCAAAGTCAGCAGCGGCGGGGTTGTAGGCCTCACGCTTGTCTGTGCTGAGGGCCAGCGTGGGCTTACCCAGGGGCTTGGTCACATAGCCGCCGATTTTCTCAGCAAACTCCGCCTTGCCCATCAGTTTCTCCATCTCAGAGAGCGTCTTGGGCTTGCGGTCATAGAGCAGGGCCTCATCATATCCGGCGGCAATGGCAGCTTGGATGGCGGCATCCTGGTCCGTAAAGGTGCGGATGCTCCGGCCAGCCACCAGTTTCCAGCCCTCAATGGGCTTGCCGTCCAGTAGGGCCTTGGTGGCGTATTCCTCCAGGTCCTTGTACCAGGCCACCAGCTCCTTGCCACGGATGAGGAGGTCACCGATCTCCGCATCAGAGAGGAGCGGGCGCACCTCATTCCCATGCGGGCTGATGTGGGAAAACTCCTGGGGGACCATAGCGTCAGGCGGGACGGAGGCGGCGGGCACGCAGTCCTTGAAGTCCTCCAGCGCCGTGTTGGTGTTGGCACGGGCACGGCACTGAGCCTTGCCACGGCAAAAACGGCAGTGGTCACCGGGGACAAACTCACCCAGCCCGGAGAAAGCCTTTTGTGCAATGGGCTTGATGTTCTCGCCCCAGGCCATCAGCTCCTCCACGGTGATGGTGTCGGTGGTGTAGCTGTCAAGGCGGGGCTGGTCAATGGACATGCGGACCTGCTTGATGGCATCACCGAACACGGGGGCATAGCGCTTGAGAGCGCCCAGAGCGTAGAGCCGCATCTGCGGGTTGCCCACGGCGGACACCGGGACACCCTTGCCGTGCTTGTAGTCCGTGATGCTGAGGGTGTCCCCGCCAATCATCACATTGTCACAGGTGCCAAAGCCCTCCGGGACATACTCCCCAAAGTCCACTTGCACCTCCGCCGCCACAGTGGGCGTGCTGTCATAGAGCATGGCCTGCTCAGTCAGGTGCTCAATGTAGAGGTCACTGGTCTTGTCCATTTCCTCAGAGTAGAGCGGGTTCTTTTTGAGCTTGTTGAGGCGGGTGGTGTAGGTGCGGGAGGTCATCACAGTGAATTTCTTGAGGGTCTTGAGCTCACAGATGGCGTGGGCCAGGCGGCCCTCCTCCGCATATTCGCTGGTGCGCTCCGGCAGGTGCTCCTCAAAGCGGGGGGCAGCCGTGCATTTCAGCCAGCGGGATGCCGATGAGGCAGAAAGCAGGGCGTGCTTTTCGGGAGGCATAGGGCACCTCCTTAGAGCTGTGCGCCCAGCGTCCGCAGTTCGGTGGCAAAGACACCGTACTGGTCCGGCTGGAGCTGGGTGACGGCCTGCACGCCATACTTGGCCAGCAGAGCCAGCAGTTGCTCCATCTTGCCCGCATCCACCAGGCTGGCACCGGCCTTGGCGATCTGGTCAAGGGTGTAGGTGGGGGCCGTGGTAACGGGAACAGTGGGAGCGGGGTTAGTAGGGGCCACAGTCTGGGCAGGTGCCGCAGGAGCCGGTGCAGGGGTAGGGGTTGCCACAGGCGCAGGGGTGGGCTGGGTAGGGACCACAGTAGCGGGCGGCATGGTGACCGGCGGCACCGGGGCATGGGTGACAGGGGTGGCCGCAGGAGCCACGGGGGCGGGAGTGTCCTGGGGCACGGAGATGTTGACGGCGTTCTTTTCCAGCGCCGTGGTCAGCTTGTCAATGGCCTTGAGGACGGCAGCATCCGCCTCAATCTTGATTTTCATTTCCAACATTGGTACAATCCTCCTTGGTATCATCTTTACAGTCGCAGCGCTCACCGGGGTCAAGGTGGGCTCCGCAGTCAGGGCAGGTCTTATAGTAGGGCATTTCAGTCAACCTCCAGCACGCTTGTCCAGTATTCAAAAGCGGTCATAACCTTGCGGGAGTAGTCGGTCTGGTATGTACCTGCATCCCACAGCTTTCTTGCGCCGCCGGGCCCGCAGTTGTAGGCCATCAGTGCAAGCTCTGGCTCTCCGTAGCTCTGGAGATACTGGGAGATGATATAGATACCGGCCTCAATGTTCCCGGCATGGGTCATGGGGTCAAGGCCTTTTTCCAAAAGCCACTCGTGATTGACAGAGTTGATCTGCATGAGGCCATAGTCACCAGTGGCGCTGACGGCATCGGGGTCAAAGTGGGTTTCAACCTCTGCGATGGCAAGGGCCAGAGCATAGGGCACCTCATAGTGCTCACAGCAGTCCTGCATGACTTCCTGGAGTTCGTAGCTGAGGAGCCGCCCCTCACTCACGATGTCATCACGGTGGCGGGCAGGCTCCGTGGTTTCCTCTGGTGGTGCAGAGGGCTCCACGGGGCTCTGTTCCGGGGCTGGAGGGGTGACGGTTTCCGCTGTCACCACAGGCTCAGGGGTCTTGACCTCATCGTCCGTCTGGTGGGCACTGCATCCGCTGGCATAGCCAAGGGCAAACACAGTGGCAAGGACGGCCAGAATGGCCATGATGACCATGGCGTTGCGCCTCCGGGCCATGCGGCGCTGGCGGCACCGCCGGGAATACCGGCGGGCATTGGGCTCACTGGTGGTCATGGCGCTCACCTTAATCGTTCATGCGGCGGTTGATTTCCGCAATCAGCTCATTGGTGGTGTACTGGTCCAGGCCGCCATCAGCCTCCACGGCATACTGGGAGGGGATGAGGAAAGCGGGGCGGGACCCGCTGGTGTAGGAGCAGACGTCGCTGCTGACACGGCCATTGGTGTACAAGCCCATGACCCAGGTATCATCCTCATCCACGCAGGGGGTGCTCCAGGGCGTGGCGCTCCACTCCCAGCTCTCAGGCTTGGGCAGCAGACCGTGGAAACGGCGGATTTCATCAAAGGTCAGCGGGGCCACCTTGCACTCACAGCTCCCGTACTCCTTGGAGCCGTTGAGGGCAGTGAGGTCAACCTCACGGGTGATGAGTTCATCAGCGTGCCCCTCAGTCAGGGCATCCGCAAAGGCACCGTTGAGGTGTTCACGGAAAGAGCTGGCAGCAAAGTTGTTGGTGGAGCCAAAAGAGCTCTTGATCTGGGCGGCGGTCACCAGCAGGGTGCCAGCCGTGCGGTGCTCCAGCACAATGCAGGGCTCCCCATGAAACTTGACCACCTGGCCGGGGGCCACATTAGAAATAGCGGTTTTCATTGGTCAATCCTCCTCAGTGTCCTCCGGCCCCTCAATGTCGATGAGGTTTTCGGCCTGGACGATAATTTCAGATACAATCTGCCGGATGGGCAGAGCAGTCTTTGCCCTCAGACGGCGGACCACTTTCTCCGCCTCCGGGGTCAGCCGGACAGTTCCGATGCACTCATCAGAAAGCCGGTTGCTTTTCAGCACAATGGGGTTGTTGCTCACGGTTTTGTCCTCCTTGGTTTTAATAGGTGCGGGATGTCATGCCCCGGCAGTTCGGCGGCCTCTCCGCTCAAGGCCCTGCTGGACACTGAGCTGGGCAAGTTCGGCGTTGTAGCCCAGGCGCTTGTCAGGGAGCCTTGTGCCGTCCCGGCCACGCCTCAGCTCCGCATAGACTGCGGAGGGAGAGATGCCAAGAGAGGCGGCAATGTCTTTGGCGCTCAGGCCTGCCTCAACCATCTCCTGGATTTTCTGCCGCTCCTCATAAGAGCGGAAAGCGTAGTCTGCCAATGCGTTCACCTCCTTACCGGCATAAAAAATTTGAGCTACACGACCAATCTCTTGGTGTGTAACTCAATTATCGGGGCTGCCCCCGCAAAAAGTCAAGAATAAATTACAATAAACTTGTAAAGTTGTATGAACGCACAAAATGAGCCGTGCTATTTGCGGCTTGTTTTGTGCGTTTTTCTGCATTTGGGCAAGACAACAGCGCCGGTGGCCTCCGAGGGCTCCGGCGTTCAGCTTTATTGTGCGGCAGATCAGCAGGCGCTCATGTAGCTCCGCAGGAGGGTGGCCGCTGTCTGCCACCCCAGCACCTCCCGTGGATAGTTGTTCATCCACTCCTCTGCCCGGCGTATCTCTGAGATAGGCACCTCATCAAAGTTGGTGCCCTTGGGGAAAAACCGCCTTATTATCCTGTTCATGTTCTCGTTGCTGCCACGCTCATGTGGTGCGTGCGGGTGGCAGTAGTAAACGGTGGTGCGCTTTCCTTTCCGGCGGCAGGCCTTTTCCATACCATCGTAGTCTTGAAACTCACAGCCATTGTCCACCGTGATGCTCTGAAACATGGGGTAGAAGTCCTTGCCCAGGCGGCGCTCCAGACCATTGAGCGCCCGGACCACGCTGGCGGCGGTATGGTCCGGCACCGGGAGGATGATGCCCGCCCTGGTGAGCCGTTCCGTGAGCACCACCAGCGCCCGGCTGGAGCCCACGGTGCCCATCACGCTGTCCATCTCCCAGTGGCCAAAAGTAGTGCGGGAGTTGATGATGGGGTCACGCTTATCAATGCGGGGGCCTTTGGCGGCTCTGGCAGCGTTCCGTTGTTCACCGTATTTCTCACCATAGTGGCGGCGGCCCTTTTCGTGCAGGTGCTCCGGGTTGAGGACCAGGAACACATCACCCCGGTAGATGTAATTGTAGAGCGTGGCCTCACAGACCGTGGTGTCAAACTGGGGCGGCTTTGCCTTGAGCTCTGCCAACAAAGCGGCGGGAGAATAGTGCTCCTCCACAATTTTCTGCTCCACATAGTTGGCAAAGTCAATGTCATTGCCAATCTTGAGGTTCGGCCCCTTGGCCCGGAGGTTTTCCTGGTATTTGCGCTCCGCCATCTCCGGGCAGTAGCACCAGATAAACTCATAGTCAGAGGTCATCTGCTGGGTCCAGCCCCGTTTGATTTCGTTGTAGATGGTCTTTTTGCATATGCCCAGCGCCTCAGCGATCTTGGTCTTGCTGTCACCTACCTTGAGCATCTTTTCAATGACCAGGCGGTCCTCCCATTGCAGTTGATGAAAGCCCTTATAATTCATGTGATACCCTCCTCAGAATATAAAAAAGCGGCGGGGTGATGAACACCCCGCCAGAAAAGGCTTTACTGCCCGTATCGGGTCAGCAGTTCGGTTGTTTCTCCGTCAGGGAGAATGTCAGCCAATGTGCAGTTGAGAGCCAGGCACAGCTTGAGCAGCGTGGCCAGCTTGGCACCACTCAGGTCTTTTGCACCCTGCTCATAATACTGGAGCATCCGGCCATTGATGCCAGCGGCAGCGGCAAGCTGGGACTGTGACATCTGCGCCTCCAGGCGCTTGGTTTGCAGTTTAGAATGGGTCATAGAGCAGCACCTCCGTTTAATGTACTCTGATTATACACCAAAAGGTGTATGAAGTCAAGAACAAAAAAGCGGCCCACGAAAAGTGAGCCGCTGTGTCAGTCTTTGCAGTTTTTGAGCCTTTCGGCCAGCTCTGCCAGCACCGCAACATCACGGTCTGCCAGGCCAGTGACATCCACCGTGGTGAGCCGTTCCAGCCCCAGCAGGTAGTCCGTGGACACGCCAAACACCTTGGCCAGGTCCACCAGGCACGCCGGTGATGGCATAGAGAGCCCCTGCTCCCAAGAGTTCACGCCGTTTCTGGTGATGCCCAGCCGCCGGGAAAGTTCCGCTTGGCTCCAGCCCCTTGCCTCACGCAGGGCTTTGATTTTCTCAGCGATCAACTGCACCGCCTCCTCTCACAAATAATTATAGTTTGCACATTTGGTATGTCATTATCAATAAAGGCTCCAATACTTGACACGCAGACAGGGTGCAAACTATAATGGAGAAAAGTCAAGAATAAACAGAAAAGGACGGTGAGCTGGGTGTATATTCGCTATACAACGGAGAGCAGCCGCAGGTGGTCAGTCACGCCGGATGAGGAGGCTTTCTTGGCAGCTCTGGAGGCGGCACTGCGTCAGGGGCATAAAAGCGTAGCATTGACCATCAGCCGCATGGCCAATGGCGCTCTCTCCGTGAGCAGCCCCAGAGCGTACTTGGGAAAAGTCAAATTGCAGGGCCGCAAGACCTGGATGCAGTATATAGTCCGCAATGATGCGGAAAGCATTGAGGGTGCGCCACTGGAGGAGTACATCCACCATCTCAATTTTTGGGTCAGATCAGCATAGGAGGTTTTGACATGTTCGGAAAGAAAAAGGCACCGCTGCCGGAGGGCATCCGGCTCATGCACTATGAGGGCCTGCCCGGCTTTGCCCAGGATGCGCCCTGCTTTATGGAGCAGACGGCGGAGGCGCTGGTGTTCCGCCGGGTGGAGGGCCCCAGCGTGACCCTGCCGCTGGCCAAGGTTGACAGCTTGGACATCATGGATGAGCGCAATTTTGCGGCCAAGTACAGAGGCACCAGTCCAAACACTTCCCGCACCAATGCGGTCAAGTGGTATGCAGTTTTCACCTATGGGGACAAACATGTGGCCGTTTGGTTTTTGGGCGGCAAGGAAAGCAAAGAGCTCTATGCCCTTAAAAAGCAGATAGACAGCACAGGCCAGGACATCACCCTATAAAGCAAAAAAGCCGGAGAGGTTTGACCCTCTCCGGCTTTCGTCTTATTCAGCAGTTTCTTGTTCTGCGGCAAGCTCCTCCGGCGGCGTGCCGGAGGTCTTGCTCAAAATGAGATTTTTCAATTTCACAAATACATCTTTGGCATAGAGCACATAGGCCGTGAGCAGCGCCAGGTTGGAGGCGGTCATCAAGTTCACGGTCTGCTCATCCACCTCAATGGCGATGATGTCCGGGTTGAGGTATCCTGCCATGTAAAAAGCGATGAAACAGGCCGCCACGATGATGCCCTTGATGATGCCGTTGCGGAGTTTCACCTTGTCGAAACTGCCGTCAAAGAGGGCGTTGAGGCTGCCCAGCACGATGTTGACGGCCACCAGGAGCACCAGGCCAACGGCCAGATGGATGATGGAAGTAGTCATAGATTTCCTCCTTTACCCCACCAGCGTGAGGTCCTTGATGTTGACAGCCGCCGTGACCACTCCGTTGATGCCGATGACCACACGGGAGCCGTCAATCTGAATGACGGTGTAGGTGGTGGTGTAGACATAGGAGGCCAGACTGCCGCCGTTGTAGGTCTTGGCCCCCTTAGCCACCTTGACCCTGGAGCCCTTGACGATAGCCGGGACCACTTCCTTGACATCAGCAGCATCCACCCAGCCATAGACGGTGGAGGAGCTGCCGGTGGTCTTGATGAGGTGGTAGGGGTGCTTGCCGGACTTGGCCACAGCGGTGACCTTGGCCTCACCGGGCTTGCAGCTCTTGCCGTTGACGGCCATGGAGCTGATATAGTGCTTGGTGCCCGTAAAGGTCACCACGGAGCCCACAGCAAGCCCAGGAGTGGGCTTTTCATCCTTGCCGGGCGTGGATGCTCCCCCGCCGCCGGAGGGCGCAGGGGTGGCCTTGGAGGCGTACTTGGGCACGCCAAAGCCCCGGATGTAGCGGCCATTGACGGCCAGCTTGCGGTAGCCAACGGCATCACTCATGTTGCCCTCAATGACCTTAATGGTCTTGCCATCGCAGAACACCACAATGCCAACATGGTCCGCAGAGCCGGTGTTGTTCGTGGTGGCGTAGTTGCTGCCGTCCTGCCAGTCATAGAAAATGTAGTCACCAGGGCTGGGTACATAGGCATCATTCTCCACCCAGGAGCCCAGCTTTTTGAAAAGGTCAATGTGGCGCTCACATCCGCACTCCGTGGGGATGATGTCCGTGAGGCCGCAGGCGATGGCCACAGCGGATGCAAAGGTGGAGCACCAGGCATCCGTGTATTTCACCGCATAGCCCCTGGCCAGGGGCTTGTGGGAGTTGTAGAGGTCAATGATTTTGCGGTGGGAGCCGTTGGCCTCTTTGCAGCCCAGATAGCTCACCGCAGTGTCCACAACTTTCTGCCGGAGTTCTTTTTCAGTCATTGAGCATGTCCTCCTTTACTCAATCTTTCAGCACGATCTCAGTGGCCCGGAGGGCCGCATCAGCACCGTACTTGTCCGCAAACTTGTTGAGAAAACGCTGGGCGTATTTCGCCCGGTTTTCATTCTTGCTTTTCCAGTAGTAAAAGCCGCCCCAGGCACCATCTGTCACAAAAGAGGTGCCGGTGAGCGCCGCAATGGCTGTGACATCATGGTCCGTGAGCGTCCCCACTATCGTGGTGATGCAGAGGAGGACGGAAATGCAGATGTGCAGCACCAGCATTTTCTTTGAAAACTCCATGCGCCCTCCTCTCCAGCTCAGGCCTGAGAGGCGGGGCGCTTATCGTCCCGGACCTCAAGCTCATGGATGGTATTGACCAGCGCCGTCACGGTGCCATTGCCGCCCAGAGCGTGGTACTCCTTATACATGGCATTGACATTCTCAAGGCCGTGCAGAGTTATCCAGCCACGCTCCTCATAGTGATAATAGGATTGCACGATGCGGTCACGGAGGAGGGCCTGGACCCCCAGCTCTACCGCCTTTTGCCGTGCGTCTGCCTGCTTGTATTTCTTGTAGAGGTAGCCAACGGCGGGGACGGCTACCACAGTGATGATGGTGGAGATGATAGACCAGTAGCTCCTCAGCGTTTCCAGCATCCTTTTTGTCCTCCTGTTGTTCAAAAATGAGAGGGGCACACCACACGGGTGTGCCCCTCCTGCTGGGCTGGGGCTTTAGACCTCAACCTCCAGGTCTGCCAGGATTTCCTCCACCTGCTTACGCAGCAGAGCGGGCACCTGGTCAATGGTCTTGCGGCCCTTGATGATGAGGGTAGCATACACAACAGCCATGTCTTGCACCTCCTTTCTCAACAGAAATAAAGCAAGCCGCAGGCGGAGCTCACGCATCGGTGCTCTCCTCCAGCAGCTTGGCAACAGCGTCACGCAGGTTGGCGGGGACATCATCCAGGGTCTTGAGGCCCTTGCGGATGAGGGCGGCATATACCTTAGCCATTCTCTCCACCTCCTGCCAGCATCTCATAGACCTCCGTGAGGGCCACCTGGGTGTTGGTCAGGTCCTCCTCCGTTGCCTGGAGCCGGGTCTTGAGCTCTTTGTTTTCCTTGGTCAGTTCCTCCAGGGAACGCTTGCGCTCATGCTTTGCCTTGAGGCTCGTGTTGTCATAGTAAACAGCCATTATTCAAAAGCACCTCCGATGTTAGAAATATAGCCGCCGGTGTCGCTGGCTCCACGCTCAACAGAGAGCTTGAAGTTGAACGCAAAGCCGTTGACGGCGGTCTTATTGGTAAACACATGGTTTGCGCCATTCTTGACATCCGCCGTGGCATCCTCCCAGACGGGGGTGGTGTCCTTGGCGTTGTTGGTGACCAGCACCTCCATGACCGCATCCGCAGGCAGGGTGCCCACGATGTTCATAACCATCGCAGAAATGGCATCATCCGCCGCCAGCGGCGCTGCCAGCGTGACAGTGGCCTTGGTCACCTTTTTGGCAAAGGTCACCGTGTAGGCGGCGCTGTCAGCCTTGCCGTCAGAGGCCGCCACCTTGAGGGTGTGGGAGCCGTTGAGGATTTTCTGCCAGTTGGCAGCCGTGACAGCTTGGAATGTGTTGACCTGGCCCAGGGTTGCGGTGTAGGTGCGCTTGAGCACATTGTCCAGGTACTCCTTGACCGTCACAGTGTCCCCGTCCACATCGTTGACCGTGTACTGGAAGTTAAAGCCCGCCGTCTTGGTGCCCAGGTTGGAGCCATTGGCCGTGGAGCTGGTGATGGTGGGCGCAGTGTTGACGGACACAGTGCCGTCATCGCTCACAGAGAGGGTGGAGGGGAGAGTGAAAGCGGGGCGGGACCCGAGGGGGGCGGCGCAGCTGCTGTAGCCGACATTGCCATTGGTGTACAAGTAAACGGCGTAGCTGGTGTTGTTCGTGCGCGGGGAGCGGGTCCACTGAACAACGGCGGAGCCGTTCATGTAGGCGATCTGGAGAGAGCTGGCGATTTCCAGCGCCGTGCCCTCCACATTAAACCAGCTTGCCGATCTGTTCAGCTCAGTGGCAGACAGCAGGAAGATGGCACGCTCCAGCGTGCCAACGGTGTTGTTGCCGTTGCCGGGGGTGTACTTGATTTTCGTGGTGCCGATGACCCCACGGATGTCTGCGTCAAGCAGGTTTTTGTAGGTACCGTTGAGCCAGCTATCAATGGCGCTGGAGGCGTAGGCATTGACATTGGAGCTGTGCCACTGGCGGGTGTCATAGCAGTCCTTGCGGACCACCAGCGTGCGGCCCATGCCGTTGAGGGAGTTCTCATAGTTGTGCTTGGCAACATAGAAGCTCACCAGCTTGCCATTTTCCTTGAGCTGGATGATACTGCCCACAGCTTTGTTGCCCAGGGTGGTTGTGGCCATAGATCAGATTTCCTCCTTTAGAATATTTTGCACACGGTCCCGCACCTGTTGGCGCAGGGTCCAAGTGTTGCCATGTGCGGCGTGGGCATCCCACACCTGCCAGGATTGCAGGATTTGCTCACGGGTCACCAGGCCCGCCGGGTATTCCTTTTCCCAGTGGCGGAGCTTGGCACGCATCCGCTTGATGCTGCTGTGCCGCAGCTTGCGGATGACCTTGCCGCTCTCCGTCAGGTAGGTGTGAAAGCCCAAAAAGTCAATGCCGTTGCGGATGGGAAAGATTTGGGTTTTCTCATTCAGTTCCAGCCCCAGGCTATCCATGTAGGCCCGTATTTCCCGGAGGCAGAATTGCAGGTATTCCTTGTCCGGGTGGATGAGGAAGAAGTCATCCATGTAGCGGCCATAGTATTGGATGTGGAGCTGTTCCTTGACGAAGTGGTCAAAGTCATCCAGGAACAGGAGGGCAAAGAGCTGTGATGTCTGATACCCCAGCGGCAGGCCGTCAGAGCAGTCAATATAGATGCAAAGCAGGTCATAAACAACAGGCTCAAGGTCCAGCTTTTTGAGCTTTTCCTTGAGCTTGTCATGGTTGATGCTTGCAAAGAAATGGCGGACATCACACTTGAGCACCCAGCCCTCAGCGGTGTGGTGCTTATTCCAGTAGTCCGTGAAAAATCC